GTCCAGCGTGTTGGTCACGTTGGTGTTAGCCGAGAACGTGACCCGCAGGTAGCGCCACGGCCGGTTGGCCTGCAGGTACTTCCAGGCCGTGATCGCGGTGGTGATCACGAACGTGGCAACGCTGATCGTTTCCGGGGTGGCCGAGTCGGAGTACGGGATCGCGAACCAGCTAACGCCGTCCGGCGATCCTTCGATCGCGTATGTGCATGTGGGGGTCGCGCCGATGGCCGTGACGATTTTGAGTAGAGCCGGCCCCATGCGGGCGCCACGGTCGATGACGTTGGTTGTGACACCGTTGCCGACCTGCGCCGCGCAGAGGCTGGCGGTGTCGGCCCCAGCACCGCCGCCACCGTCAGCCTTGAGCGTCGTCATTTAGCTATCTCCTAGAGCAGGTACTTGGCGAACGCCGCCGGGCGCATGACATCTCCGCCGACACGCAGCTTGAAGATGAACGCGACCAGGCCCAGCTCGGCGAACCGCTCGTCCAAACGCTGCACGGTGATGCGCTGCCGGTCCGCCACCAGGTAGCCGATCGCCGGGTCACCGAACATGACCGACGGGTCGACCGCAGTGGTCGTCGCGGTCATCGCGGGTAGGCCCTCGAGGGTGTAGAACCGCTTACCGAACAGGGTGTCCGGCTCGCCCGCACGCACGGAGGGCTGCCACAGGTAGTTCGATGTGGAGTCCTTGAGCAGCGCGATCGATTCGGCCGCGTCGCCGGATGCGAAGTACGCGCCGTTGGTGCGGAACCGGCCCCCGACGCGGTACATGAGGCTCTTCAACTCGTCGGGTTTGATCAGCCCGGTGGTCGACGCGGTCACGCCCTGAGTGATCAGCGGCGACGCCTGCGTGGCCCGCATCGCCAGACCCCACGGCTTGGATGTGCCGTTGCCGTTGGCGAACGCGTCGTCTTCCATCTGCGCGCACAACTGCCCGACGATGTCCTGGATCAGGGCGATCAGGTTCGCGTCGGTGTCGGCGAGCTCATCCACACCGATCTTCGACATGGCGATCAGGTCGTGGACCTCGATCACGTCGACCGGTGTGTTCGGCACAACGTTCGCGTCGGTCGGTGCCGCGCCCAGGACTTCGATCTTTCCCCAGCCGGCGGTGGCCTGCGTGAGGGAACGAAGGTCGACCTTGTTCGACGACGTCGGCCGGATCGTCGGCCCCGAGGAGCGGAAGATGCCCAGCCGCGGCAGGGTCTTGAAGATCGGGCCGGCGATGTCGTGGGGCACGATGACCTCACCGGTGGCGTCCTCGATCAGGTTGGCCTTCTCGGTGACGTCCAGGCCGGCGAACCACGGCTCGTTCTTCCAGCCGTTACGCATCGCCTTGGCGAACAGCTCAAGCTGGCGACGCTGGGTCGCCTCGGCGTACTGGGCGTTGTCGCCGCTCTTGCCGACCTGGGCCGCTGCTGCGGCGGCGTCCGCGGCCAACGCGGCCGGGACCTGGTCGGGGGCCGAGGCCCACTTCTCCATGTCGTCCTGGCTCTTCTCCAGCGACGCGGCTTCCTTGAGCCGGGCCGCCTCCCCGAGCAGGGTCTTCATCTTGGCCGCGTCCTCGCCCGGGATCTTGGTCGGGTCGGCGTGCCGGTCGCGGATGGTCCGGGCAAGGTGGATGCACTGCATCGCCTTGTCCATCAGGGATTTCTGCGATGTGTCGGACATGCGAGGTGACTCCTACGTGCCGGAGCGCTCAATCTCTGCCGCGAGGGCGTCGAGATCAACGCTGGTCTTAGCCGCACTAAGACTGGCTAAGAGGTCCTCGGCGAGTGAGGACTTCGGCTCGCCGCCGGGTGGAGTGTCCGGCCCGGATTCACCGATCAGGCCCAGAGCGTACGCCGAAGCGTCGTCGAGATGATCGGACGTCTTGCTCACATCATCACCCGTACCGGCGCCGGCGTCACTGACCACACCGGACAGAACCGGATAGCGGGCCTTGATGAGCTGCTCGATTGCGGCGCGGCGGACCGGTTCGGACGAGATGCCCAGGGCCGCGCGCATGTCGTCTTCCCACACCGGCAGCAGTGTCAGCGCCCGCTCGTGATCGTCGACGTGGGCTTGCAGGTGGGCCTTGACGGCGGCCTGCTCGTCCTCGTTTAAACCCGAAGACGCCAGCCGGGCCAGGCCGTCGCGCACCGCGGACAGCACGGCGGGTGTGTCGACGCCCGCGGTGTGGTGCAGCGACAGGTAGCCGGCCTTGGCGGTCGCGTCCGCCCCGGCGCGCAGGTGGGCGAACATGTGCCGGAGCTCGGCCTCGGTGTTGGCCTTGGCGAGCTGCTCGGCCGCGCTCCACGCCACATCGACCACGTCGGTGCGGTGCGTTCCGCCAGCCTTGGCCGCGGTGGTCATGGCCGAAGTGTTGGCCGGATATGCGGTGAGCGCGATCTGCGCCAGGCCGACCTCCTGCAGCACCCGGATCTGCTTGCCGTTCCGGATGGTGCCCGATGACTTGAAGATCGGGCCGGCGATGGACAGCCCGCGTAGGTGTCCCTCTCTGGCCAGCCCCCGCGCTTTCTGCGCGTCGGGGTTGGACGCGAAGCCGGCCTGAATCCGCAGTCCATACGGAGTCTCTTCGGCGGACTTGAGTGACCCGATGACGGAGTCGACCGCGAACTCATGATTCTTAGACAAGGGGATGGTCCGCCCCGACTGGCGCCACTCGGCCAACGTCTTCTTGAACGCGCCAGGGACAACGATCTCGTCCTGGTCGTCGACGACGTTGAAGACCGACGCCCAACCCTCCAGGCCGCCGCTGTCAGACTTGCTGGTCACGTCCCAGGTGATGGGGACCACGCCGCCGCTACCCAGCCGCAGCCATTCGTTAGTAGCCATGTTTCAGCCTTCCACCGTCGCGGTACGGGCGAGGAGCGTCTCAAGCTCGCCGTCAGATAGTTCGATGCCGTACTCGGCTGCAACCAGCCCGAGGCTGGCGCTGACCTGCTCGGCCAGGGTCGGCTCCTGGTCGACGGCCTGCAATGTGACGCCGCCGGGGTTGAGGAACACGTCACCGATCGGGCCGATCGCGGGCAGGCCGACCGCGACAAGGAACTGGTTGCGGGTGATACCACCGGCCTGCAGCGCCGACACCGCCCGGGTCCACCGGGCACCCTCGGCCTCTTTCAGTGCCAGCACCCCGGAGTTGTCCCAGTCCATGCGCAGCCGCCGCCGACCCGCCCCCTGGAAACCGGGCAGCAGGAACGAACGAACCGGTTCGATGAAGCGCCGCTGCTCGGAGAACATGGCCTCTTCCCAGAACGCGAGCCGCGCCTCCCGGTAGTCCTTGTACGCGTTGTGCATCAGCCCGATCTTCGCGCCGACCAGGATGGGTTCGACCCCGAACGCGCCGCAGATGCGGGTCTCTGACTGATCGCGCAGGTCGGGAAACTCCAGCGTCTGCGGCGTCATCCCCAGCGGCTGGATCTTCATTCCCTTTTGCAGGAACGCCGGCCGGCCCCGCCGTGGCCCGCCGAACGCGTTGGTCCACATCGAGGTGAGCCGCTCATGCACCGCCGGTGTGACCTCAGCCTCGGACTCGATCACGACCGAGGGCTGCGCGTGGTTGCGCAGCAGACTGTCCACAAAGTCTGTTGCCGCGTTGTCCAGCGACACCGCCCGCGCCGCCGGCCGCAGCGGCGGCTGACCGAAGTACCGCTGCCCCGGGTCGTTCGGGTTCGGGTTGGGGTAACGCACCCGGATGATCGACGTTTGCGAGGTCTTCGCCGCCGGCGACCCGGCGTCCGGGATGGGGATCCAAATCTCGGGGCGTTGCGGGTCCGGCCGGTAGATCCACACATATGCGGCCGGGTCGTTCGGGTCGGGCAGCACTCCGACCAGGTCAGGGCGCAGCGGCCACAGTTGCGACGGCAAACCGTCGCGGCCCTTGACGGTCAGCCAGAAACAAGTGCCGGCCAGATCCTTGTACGTGACCGACAGCTCGAAGAACTCGAACTCGCCGGTGATCGGGTTCGGCTTCTCAAACAGGGTCCGCAGCCGGTGGTCGTCAATAGGGGCACCGGTCCCGGCAGGCCCCGCCGGGTACACCCGCAACACCGCCTGAGGCAGCGACTCGGCCCGGTACCGCACACACGCGTAGACGAGCTCGTTACGGCCATAGCCGGCGGATGCGTAGTTGGAGAACGACCCGTCCGCCTCGAGCGCACCGGCCAGATTGGGCCGGCCACCGCCGAACGCGTCCAGGACCATCACACCTTGGGTGCCGTTAGGGATCGCCAGGCCTTGCTTCTCGACGCTGCTCAGCCAGCCCACCGGCGGCCTCCGTCAGTTACGGGGTCGTGCCCGGCCGGGGATCCCAGCCGAGGAGCAGCCCCACACCAGCGGCCAATCCGCCGAGAACAATCAACGCCCACCCGAGACCGAACACGAGGCTCGTACCGAACGGCACGAGCACCAGCGCCACCGGGGTTATCCCCATAGCCACCTGATGCCGGCCGGTGCTCAGCCACCGCCACGCCTTACCGGCAGCAACCGTCGCCCGGTCACGCGCGCTTGTCGCAAGCTGTCGCACCCGCGGCGGCACCGGGGTCAGGTACACGACCGCGGCAGCGGCGAGCAGCGCCCACCCCACGCCGGCGAGCACACCGACGCCGGCCACCACGCACAGCCCGGCCAGCCACACGCGTCCCATGAGCGGAATGGTAGGCCCTCGCTGCGCTGATCCGTTAGCGCCAACCCGCCAACGAACTGCGCAAACCCAACCCGCAACCCTAAACCTCTAAACCTCTAAACCCTTGCTTAACCTCATTACTTAAAACCTTGCTAGTAAAAGATCTCCGGATCGGGAACGGGCGGGGTCCACTTCATCTCAACCCCCAACATGCCCAGCACCATCAGATACAGCGGACCGATGCTGTCATCCGACCCGCGGTCGACAAACGTGAACGCACCCGCCCCGACGTCGATCTTCTTGACCAACGCCACGGCCCGGTCCAACGACTCCTGCCCCAGGTGCCGGACACGGGTGCCGTCGTCGCGCTTCGCAGCGTCGGGGTCGGTGGCGGCCCCGGTCCGGTCATAGAACCGGCCGCAGGCCGCCTGAATGTCGGGCCCGTTGGGCTCGGTGACGTCATAGCCGGCGTTCTTGATCGTCTGAATCAGACTCGCCGAAGGGCGCCGCTTATCGATCACGGTCGTGCATATCTCCTGCGCCGCCAGGATCTCCAACGCCCGCCGCTCCATCCAGTCAACGCCGACCGTGCCAACCGGGATCTTCTGGCCGGGCTCGATTACCTCCAGGTGCCAATGCCCGTCGTCGCGTTTACCGACGCTGCCTAGGTAGCCGCGTTGCCGGTCCTTGGTGATTTCCGCCGCGAGCGCGACCGTCCCGACCGGCGCCGAGTCCGGATCCTCCAAGCCGTTCCACACCAGCTGCGGAATCGTCGTCCACATCGGCACCGTCTCCTTCGGCTCCCAACCCAGAAACTCCGCACAGAAGTCGACCAGCGGCAGCTTCTCGAAATGCGCCCGGATCCGCTCCTCCCGCACCGTCACCCCAAGCCCCGGCATGCACGAGTACCAGGTACGCGGATCGCCCGGATCCGAACCCTCCACCGCCGACCAGTCGAACAGAGCAACCCCGTGCCGCGCGCCGGCCTCGACCCGGGCCCGGGCAAAGCGCCGCTTCTCCTTCAGGTACGGCCAGGTGCCGGGGACCGCACGGGTTAGGCCCGGGATCATCGACGCGATCAGCAGCTGCGAGTTGTCGCGCGTGTCCATGGCCGGCTTCATGCCCAGCTCGGTGCGGAAGTCGGGCCGTGACCACGCCTCGTCAATGAACCCGACGTCGAGGGTGTCGCCGGTGCCGGCCGTCTTGCCCGTGGTCGACCCGGGCGACCACATCGACCCGTTGCGCCACATGAAGGCCTCTTGGTCCTTGCTCAGGCGTGGCGTGAACATGGCCCTGATCGCCCGGACCCGTTGCAGACGCTTCATGTAGATATCGCGCCACTTCTGTCGCGCGTCCTCAGCCGTCTGCGCCGTTTGCAGGACCCGCTGATCCGGGCCGAACCACGGCTCTATGCACCTATGCGTCAGGTAGGGCAGCAGAAACTCAGTGTTGTGGGTAGCGACCAGGCCGCGCCCGGCAAGGAACAACCCATCGGGCGAAGCCACCTTGATGCACCGCACGGGCCGCGACTTAACCGGTTCGATCGCGGCGATGCTGACCGCCGACCGTTTGCCAGTGCGAGGCATCGCTGCCCGCAGCATTCTCGCCTTGCGCGGCAGCCGGAACGGCACCGGGTCATCGGTTGTAGCCGTAAAGGCCACCCTCCACTTCGGCCCGCAGTCCCGCCCAGCCAGCGAGGCGCGCCCCTCGATCAGGGTGGCCCGCCACCCCAGCGACCGCGCCAGGAGTAGCACCGCATCAGCCAGCACGCGCTTGGTGGAGGTGAACTCGCAGCGGGGCGTGGAGCCGTGGTTCTCGGTGATGCAGCCGTCGGTGTCCATGAGGCCCTGCAGCAAGGCGAGCCGTTGGTCATGTCCGGCAGTCAGGTACTGATCGGGCACATGCTTGTCGCCGAGTACAGCCATGCGCCGCAGCAACGTCACGAGACCGCGCAGCCCGCGTGTAAACGCCCTACCGGTCTCGTAGCTGTAAGACGGTTCAAACCCGGCCGCAGCGAATGCCTCGAAGACCTCCGGGTCGGCCGATGTGACCTCTGCACGCTTGGTGGTCCCGTCGCCAAGCCACACCCCGAGCAGGTAGGGGTCGAGCGGCAGCACGACGTCCGGCGTCTTCACTGCGTGCTGCACCGGTAGCCGGAACCGCCACCCGCCAGGCACCCCTCGGTTCCGCAAACCAGCTGCCGCGATTTGGGCCGTGGTCATCGTTCGCCAAGGCCGGGCGCCGCCACAGTACGTATCCCGCACCCGCCACAGGTGCTCGGCGTCGGCCACCACGGATCGGCCATCCGATGTGAGCACCCGGTAGCAGGCGTGCCCGTACATCACCTCAGACGCGAATGTGACCTCGATCGGGTGCCCGTCTGGGTGCACGACTTGATCACCCGTACGGATTTCCCCCATTGACACCCAGCCGCGCTGCGTCCACAGGAGCGTCGCCAAGTCCAGAGCCTTGCCCGTGTTCTGCCGCGGCCCGATGATCAGGATCTCGTCGTAGGCCAGCCGCCCCGTCGCCGGGTCGATCTCCAGCGCCACGTTCGCCATGTACTCCTGGTGATCCATGTACGGCCGGCCCAGCCGCCTCGCCAGCTCGATCACGCCCGGGCCCAGCGTCTCCCGCCCCGGCGTTGCCGGCGTTCCGTACAGGGGAGGACAGCGAAGCAATAAGTTCGGCCGCATCATCGTCGTCGCCGTCAAGACGCATCACCTGCCCCATCACCAGCCGCAGCTCCTGCAGCAGCTTCGCCGTCGTCGTCGGCCCGTCGTCGCCGCGTGCGTCAATGGTGCGCGCCAGCATGATGGCGATCATCTCCAGCGTGCCCCGGCCCTTGCGGTCGGCCGGCAGGCTGCGCAGGTCCTTACGCACCATGCGCTCCAGCTCGCCGATGTGCCGCCGGGTCGTCAACCTTCCCCTCCCATTGATAACGCCCGATTGTTCGCCTCCACAACCGCGGGGGAAAAACCCCAGAAAGTGCGGCTTCTCCGTCGGTGTTGGCGCTCAAAAATTTGCCCCCTCCCCTTTGTGTGGGGGGTCGTGATGCGGCTTCTCCACTGGCCGGGTGCTGTAAAACGTGGGCTTTTGATCATGTCTATCGTGGTCGTGAGCGGAGTCTGCCGCCCCACAGTCCGTGGCGCTCGCGTTCGGCGTCGCACTGCACCAGGACGGGGCATCGGGCACACAACGCACGGCCCCGGTCGAGGAGCTTCGGACCCTGCTCACGGCAGTGTCTGGCCCAGGTCCTCGACGGCCTGGCGGGCGTCGTTGGCGAGCGACCAGAGGTACACCTCGTCGACCTCCTTGCCGTCCTTGTCTTTGGCCTGCTCCACGAGGACCAGCTCGTGACACAGTTCGTCGAGGATCTCCATGGTCTTCTCGTAGGCCCGGGTGGTCGGGTTGGTGAGGGCGTCCAGGCTGCTGATCAGTTTCATGGTCGTGGTCCTTTCTCGTCGTGGTCACAAGGTCTTTCTCTGCCTGCCCTGGCG